GTGATGTAACTATTAATTGCGCTAACAATACAGTTATTATGGGCTACACAAAAATATAATTTTGATACTTCGTAAAATAAGAACTGTTGAGCCAACAATAGAGGAAGAAGAGTAATTGAGGATTACTAACAACACTGCTAAATGGATAATTATAATTTATACAATTATAGTATCTGTGATTATCTTTTCTTTGCCTGCTAATGCGAAAGAATTTTCTGATTTGTCAGAGCAGGCAAGGAAAGACTATATAACAAACCTTACTGAGCAAATATCAAAAGATTTGGGAATACAGACAGTTCCCAAGCTATACTTTTATAATTGCTCAGAATGGTGCGTTATAGCTTCATACTATGATTGTATAGATTACATTTATGTGAACCTTGGGAATATCAATTCTTATGAAGATGCGGTCAATACAATGGCACATGAAATAAGACATGATTACCAATACGAACACATGAATGATGATTCAGATTATGGGCGAGCAGTAAAAGCAAATAAGCAAAATTATGTGTCCTACTATAATGATTTAGAAGCATATAATAATCAGTTCATAGAACAGGATGCAAAAGATTATGCTGACAGCTATACAAAGAAATATTTTAACTTAGTTCGCTAAAGGTACATTTTTAGAAACATAAGGAGGAGTATGAGCTTATCACAGGAGAGCCATACGAGAAGTAATTTAATTAAAGGAGCTAATACATGATTGCGAATATAAAGGATTGGTTACAAGTTATATTACAAATCTCGAATTTAGTCATTATTTGTTACGGTGGATACAAGTTCCTGAATAAGCCTCATGATTCTTTAGTGGATGAAGTTAAGAAGCTCAAGGAAGAGATAGTTAAGTTGAATCTTACTATCAAGGATATGCAAAAATCTCTTGATTCCAGTCACGAAAAACACAGAGAGCAGGACAAGACTAATAAAGTTTTTAAAAGAGTGTTTATTCTCCTTGCTAATTTTGAGGTTGCATATTGTCAAGAAACAGGATTTGAGCATACCGAAGATTTGAAAGAAGCTAAGAGAGAATTGGAAGATTATTTAGCAGGTGATTGATATGAGAAAAAAGAAACTTACTAGTCTTGATAAGTATGTGGTTTTCTCACTTGCTATTCTTATCATATACTCCATAGCTGAGTTTATCACATCAACTATAACAGGAATATCACACGATACGCTTACTGTGTCATTGTACGGTGCATTTGGTGGAGAGCTTTTGCTTTGTGCCATGATAAAAAAGTACAAATTAAAAGGAGATAGAGTATGAATGATGTATTATTTGCAATTTTAAAATGTGTATTATCAATTAGTATCATTGTGATAATGCGTTATCTATTGCCTTATTTAAAAATAAAGCTAACGTCTACTATTGATGATGAGATTCTTAATAAGGTAATTGAAGCGGTAAAGTCTGTTGAGCAAGATAAGCATTTTAAGATTGGATATGAAAAGAAAAAAGAAGTAATTATTAGAATTTCTACATGGGCAGAAAAACATGGTATAGAGATAACAGAGGAACAGTTATCTGAACTAATTGAAACCGCAGTTTGGATTATGAAATATGAGGACACACTCAATGTATGAGGTATTCGGAATTGATGTTAGTCATCACAATGGGAAAATTGATTGGGCTAAAGTAAAGCAGGATGGAAAGAAGTTTGCCATAATGAAGTGTCAATACGAGGCTCAATCTCACAGAGAAGATGAAACATTTGAGTATAATTATGAAGAAGCAGGGAAACATGGCATAGCAAGAGGTGTGTACATCTATATCGCAAGGGCATCTATGGCAGATCCTGTTGCTGATGCAAAATCACTCTTAAAGCATCTTAAAGGCCGAAAGCTAGAATATGGCATTTGGCTTGACCTCGAGGATAAGACAGTAGATGTTAAGGGTAAAGCGTATATTAGGGATCTTGTTTATAAGTATAACGATATTTTTATGGATGCTGGTTATTACGTTGGTATCTATTGTAATCGTGATTGGTATATTCGCCTCATTCATGAGGATTTAAAGCAAAGCTTTGACTTTTGGATTGCAAGATATCCCAAAACAGACACAGGATCATATAACAAGACATCCAATCTAAAGCCTTCACCGAATTGGGCGGTAGCTTGGCAGTATTCATCCAAGGGAAATGTCGCAGGCATACAGACAAGGTGCGATCTTGATGTGGATTATGATGGAGTTGTAAGCCTTATTGCTAGCACTACTAAACATAACGATTACCCTGTACCAACAAAAACCCTTAAAAAAGGCTCAAGGGGTGACGATGTAAAGTGGTTGCAAAAGGCTCTTAAAGATCATGGTTATCCTGTCGGAACGATTGACGGAAGTTACGGCCTGAAAACAGAGCAATGCGTTAAACAATTTCAGATAGACACATTTGTGGATGGAGTTGTAGGTGAATTAACGCTTAAAAAACTTCAAAATCTTTAATTATATGTTATAATGACTTCAAACATATAAACTTTTGGCAAGTCTAGGGTAGCTCCCGAAAGCGTGTGTCGCTCACGTTGGCTTGCCATAACAAGCGATTTTGTCTACGAAAGCGAGGTAGATTATGGAAAACAAAGCAAACTTACCAGACGTGCCCTATTTAGTACATGAGCAGGATATGGCACGGCAGGAAAGAACAATTAAGAGAGTATGGATCTTATGTATTATTCTTATTATTGCGTTAATTGGAACTAATGCTGGATGGCTTTATTGGGAAAGTCAATGGGAAGTCGTTAAAAGCACACAAGTCACTCAGGACGTTGACGCAACAGCAGACGATGGCAGTGATCTCAACCTTAACACAGTAGGTGGTGATTATTATGGCGGCGAAGGCGAAAGTACACCAGACAGTAACTAAGACTAAATCACGCAAGCGGAAAACCGGGGGCAATAGTGGCTATCTTCAATGCAATATATGTCACGGCACAGGCAGAATTAAAAATTGGCGTAAGAAATGATGGAATATAAAAACAGTGATATAGCGGCTATCATTGATGAGTACGTCCACGATCAAAAGCATAGAGCTATTTTAAAACGTAGATATATTGATGGCGTATGCTATGAGCCTTTAAGCGAAGAGTTTGGCTTGTCTGTTAGGCAGACTAAGAACATTATTTACAAGCACGAAAATACAATACTTGACAAAATTAAAAAGACCTCAGAGTAATCTGAGGCCTTTTTTGTTGGGATATTTCTGAGTGAGTTAGCTGGGGGCTAACAATCAATATCATAATATCATCTATTATTTTATAAATCAATAATCTAAATTGCACTAAAATTGCACTAAAGTTGCACTCTTATTTCATTCTTTTATAAAACCCATATTTATAAAATTGAATTATGGAATCAATGAAAATTTATAGAGACAGACTCAAAAGTTGTGGGTTTTCTGATGCAGATGCTTTAAGAATAACAAAAGATTTTTTAAAGACTTATTACAGAGATCAGGAACTTTTAGAGTTTATCAAAGACAAAGAAAAGGACAGTTTTAATGTGGATAAATTACAACAGCAATCCGGTCAGTGCCCGTGTGGGGGATTGTGCAGTACGTGCAGTTGCAAAGGCATTAAACATTGACTGGGAAAAGGCTTTTGTTTTGATCGCAGCCAACGGCTTTATCATGGGCGATGTTATATCAAGCAACAACGTGTGGGGGAGTGTCCTTCGTCAGCACGGCTTTTACCGCCATTCCCTGCCCAATGAATGCCCTGACTGCTATACGGTCAAAGATTTCTGTAAAGATCACCCTCAGGGAATTTATGTGCTGGGGTTAGAAAAGCACGTAGTTACCGCTGAAAACGGCAGCTATTTCGACACCTGGGATAGTGGTAATGAAACAGTGATTTATTATTGGTCAAAAGAAAAGGAGGCTTAAAAATGGCTTATAACAATTACTTTTCACCTTATTATCAACCGGCAATTCCGCCAATGCAGGTACCGCAACAACAAATACAGACCCCTACTCTACAACCACAGGCTCAGGCACAAAACAATCCAATGATTTGGGTACAAGGTGAGACGGGTGCAAAATCTTATTTACTTTCACCAAATACCACACTCCCATTGTGGGATAGTGAAAGGCAGACGATTTACCTTAAATCCGCTGATGCATCGGGTATGCCAAGCATGAAGATACTTGATTATACAATCAGGGAACAGGCTCAGCCTCAGAGTGTGCCGGTGGTATC